GGTTAGATTTTCAAGTTTAATCACAGATGAAAGAATTATAAATTGGGAATAAAGTTTACTCCAAAGTTTCTTTTAATAATTAAGAAAGGATAGTAAATGAAAAATATAAAATTAATCAAAAAAGATGGAGTTAATTTTCTATGGTTCACTTGGTTTAATAATAAAAAATACTCTATTATTTGGGAAGTTGATTTTAAAAATATATGGTGGATTCCTAAATTTATAAATGAAAAACATACTGTTCATTGTGGATGGTTATTCTTTCAAATAGGGATTTGGTAAATCATCAAAAAGTAAATAAAAATCATAAACTAAAAGGAGAATAAAATATGAAAGTTAAAATTATACAATCAACATATGATGATTATTGGTATAGTAAACATATCGAAGAAGAATTTGAAGTGAAAGAATATAATACTTATGATTATAAAATTGTTGATATTAAATCAGAATATTATAATAAATATATTTTGATAGAAGATTGTGAAATTGTAAAAGATAGTGAAGTAAAAGAAAACAAAAATAATTCTAACTATAAAACAAAATTAGAAATGTATCACATCAAATTACAAGACTATGAAATAAAAGTTGTCTGCAATAAATGTTATAAAAATGGTCAAGTTGACGAAAAGTGTTCTGAATGTGGTGGAAAAGGTATACATAATAAAACTAAACAAAAATGGGAAATTTCTAAGAAATTAGTTTCAATAGATAAAATTGATAGGGATATGAAGATGGTGAATTAAGATATTGGAAAGATAAAGATTCTTTCTTTTATGAAATGGATAAATTATTACATTTTGCATATCAAGATGCTAATAATGAATGTAAGAGAAGGAATAAAGAATTAATAGAAAATAATTAATTATAGAGCGATATTGCAAAAAAAATTTTATATAAAATAATTATAATCTAACATATTTATTTTATAATAGAAAGGAGAGATTATAATAGAAAAACTTTTAAAATCTTTGACAGACCAACAAAAACAAATATTAAAAATTGCTACTAATGCAATATATTTTAATGATAACTCAGATTATTTATCTGCTTTATGGGATATAGTTTATGAAATAGCAGGGAAAGAAATTAGAGAATGTGATAGTGAATTATTTAATTTGTTAAATTATGATTAATTCTAATAGTAATTCTATAATAATATTATGAAAGGAGAAAATTATATTGATTAATAAATTAGTACAAGAAGCATATAAAAATGCAGTAGTACATGGATGGTTAGATAATCCAAGAAGTTTTGGTGATATTATTGCATTAATACATAGTGAATTATCTGAAGCATTAGAAGAATATAGAAATAAAAAATCATTCACAGAAATTTACTATAAAAATGATAAACCTTGTGGTATTCCTACCGAATTTGCAGATGTAATAATTAGAATATTTGATGCTTGTGGAGAGTATGGAATTGATTTAGAAGAAGCAATCAGAATAAAAATGGAATATAATAAATCCAGACCATTTAAACATGGTAATAAGAGAATATAACTAAAATAAAACAAACTTACTAGATATAGTAGTAATTTTATATTTACACACTATATCTAGTATCAAAATCATGATAAATGTTCGAATTGGTTTTAATATAAAATAAAATTATAAAAGGAGATAAATATGAAAAAAATACTTAAAAAACAATTAGAATTATTTAATAAAATTGAAAAACAATTTAATGAATTTCAAACTAAACAATTAAATAAATCTAAAATACAAATATTTAATAATTGTTATGAAATAGATTTTTTTAAGGGTATATATAATATTATAGAATGTCAAAATCATCCAAAAGAAATATCTTTTACAGAAAAAGAACTTGATATTTTAAATAATATTGAGTGGCCTGAATTAATTGAAGAATTGCATATTTTTTATTTAAATTTAGATCAAAAATATTCATTTACAGGGTTAAATACTGCTCAAGAAACTATTGATTTTATGAAATTTTATGTAAAAGAACAGCAATCACAATAAAAGGAGATGAATATTATCCCTATCCAATCAAGATGTATAAACTCACAACAATATTCCCTAGAAAACCTAATCCACTTATGCAAACTAACAGATAATATCAGAAATATTGCATCTACTTCAGAAGGTTTAAAATATTTAAAAACAATTCTATCAGACAAACGTGCTATCTTATACTTCAAACAAGCATCAACACGTACATTCTTATCATTCCAAAATGCGTGTCACATATTAGGCATCTCATGTTCTGAAATACGCGACACAAGCACTTCCTCAGAAGTTAAAGGAGAAACAGAACTCGATGCAATTAAAACTTTCTCTCAATATGTAGATTTAATTATAATGAGGCATCCATTTAATGATTTTATCTATGAAATATCTAATAATTTATCTGATAAAACAAGAATAATTAATGCAGGTTCAGGATCGGATCAACATCCAACACAAGCATTACTTGACTTTTATACTATTTATAAATATGGATTAGAAAATAAGAAAATTGCATTTATTGGAGATTTATTAAGAGGTAGGACTGTTCGTTCATTAGCATTATTGTTAAATTTAATTCCATCAATTAAACTATATTTTGTTGCTCCTGATAAATTTCAAATTAAGAATGATATATTAGAACAATTAAATGTAGAATATAAATTAACTGATGATTTTGAGAAGGTATTGTCTGAAATGGATGTAGTTTATATGGTTAGATTACAAGATGAATATAAATATGAAGGAATTAGTGAAAACGAAATTATAGATACGAATAAATACAGTATAAATAATAGTAATATAAATAAAATGAAAGATAATGCTATTATACTTCATCCTCTACCACGTAGAAATGAAATCAGTGTTGAAATTGATAAAGACAAACGTGCTAAATACTGGCAACAATGTGAAAACGGAATGTGGGTGAGGGTTGCTTTAATTTGTGATATGTTTGGAATAAATGATATTAAGTTATTAGAGAAAAGAATTTATTAAAATATAAATATAAATATAAAGGAGAATACAATTATATGAGATATGAAGATATTGAAATTGGAGATATTGTAGATGTTTATATTGAAGGTAATCAAACAGAAAGAGTAATGATTATTAGTAAAATATCTGACACTAAAAAAGTATTTGGATTAAATACTAAATATGAACATGTAATAATAAATCCTGAAACTGAAATTGAATATGTTATTGCTAATATAAATACATTATAATAAAGGAAAATTATTATGTCAGATATAAATAATAAAAATATAAAAACATTTGTATTTATATTAGAAGCTAGAATGTATAATGGCAAAGAAACAATTTCAAACATTAACGAATTAAATAAATTATTAGGAGAAGGATGGTCGATATTAAGTGTAAATCCTATGGGTTCAGCAGGTATGGGTACTGGTGCAAATAATTTTCCATATTCTTATTTTGCGTCAACAATATTACTTCAAAAAGCAAATTAAATTTAAAAAAATAAAATATCATAAGCAATTTTGTCATTTATCATGATTTAAAAAGAAAAAAACATAAAATTATTAAAATATGAATCTTTAAAACAAAATATTAAAACAAAAATAGTTGACTAAATTGATTCTTTTTAGTATATAATATTTCTATACAACCTTAAATTAAAGAGGTGGAATATATGGAAATAGAATATACGAAAGAACAATTAATTAAAGCAATAAAAATTAAACAAAAAGAATTAGGCAGAACTCCTACTTCATATGATTTTGAGAATATACCAATAGGTGCATTTTATAGAGTATTTAATTCTTGGAATGATGCTTTAAAACATGCTGGATTTAAACCAAATTTAGAATGCAATAAATATAACAAAGAAAAATTAATTAAAATCCTCCAAGAAACAGCACAAAAATTAGGTAGAACACCTACTACTAATGATATAAAAGATCCGTCTAAAAATATATTTATTTATACCTTTGGAAGTTGGAATAGTGCTTTAAAAGAAGCATGTCTTAAAGTAAATCAAAAAAGAAAGCGTAAGAGTATAGGATTTGAAAATATTACAAAAATAGAATTAGTAGACATGTTGGCAGAATTAATGAAAAATAATGATAATAAATTAACATTTGCTATAGTCGATAAAAGTAATAAATTCCCAAGTCTAACATTTATATTAAAAATTTTTGAAGTTACAAAATGGAGTACAGTAATAGAAATAACTAAAGAATATCTACATTATAAATCTAATAATATTGATATTCCTTTAAATTATTTTGAAAAATATATAGAAGTACAAAAAGAAAAAATTACAGACGAAGAAATATTAAATATGTTGAAAAATGAATTAGAAAGATTAAATACTACTTCACAAAAAATATTTGATGCTAAAAGAAATAAAAATGTATTTGCTTCTTCTTTCATAAAAAGAAGATTTAATACCACATGGGGAGGATTATTAAATCTTCTTAATGTACCTTATAATAAATATGAATATAGATCAAACAAAAATAGAAGACAAGAAATTATTAATAGTATAAATAATGGAACAGATGATAAAAAATTTAATAAAAATGAAATTATATTAAATATATTAAATGAAATTAAATGTCTTGAAGGCTATAATTACGATGAAATTAAACTTGAACTAAATGGAAAATTTATTATGAACTTAGAGAAATTTACTAATCAATTTTACAATAAAATCATTGATAAAATATATGATACAATAAATAAAAATTTTAAAAAGGAGGAAAATTAAATATCATTAGGCGTTAGAGGTTTTGTTGAACATCTAATTAATGAAATATGTCTTGATAGTTACCATCATTTAGTAGATTGTGTGAAAAGAAAATTAAAAAAGAAAAATAAATAAGAAAGAAAGGAGGAAATAATTTATGCAATACACAATAAGATCAGATAAAGAATTCTTTAAACAATTTCAACAATTACAAAATAGAATAGAAGAATTATCTTATCTATTTCAAAATCCAAATACAGAAGCATCAGATATAGAAATTATAAAATGGCATGATATAGCAACTAAACTGCAAAAAGATTTATCTAAATTAATAATTGAAGCACAATTTAGGTTTAGTTTAAAATTGTAATATGATAATAAATCTATAGAAAGGAGGGTACATATGAATAAGATTCATTTAGAAGCAGACATATTATCTATGTTTGCAGAAATGAATAAGGAAGAAGGTGCTGAAAAAGAAAGAAAAAGAATTGCTGAAAAGTTAGTGGATGATGGTTATTGTTGTATTAAATTTCGTATTGCATGTACTGAAAATTGTGTAAATTGTATGGAGAGATATTTAGAAGGTAAGTGACAATAAATATATAATGATACATAAAGGAGATACATATATGCCAAGAGGTTTATTAATGGGTAATATAAATTGTCCAAAGTGTGGAGAATTAATCATTAATCCTAAAGTTTCTGATATTAATAGTAATAGAGATCATATTGTTATTTGTAAATGTGGCAATTGGTTTGTAGTTGAATGTAAAAAATTAAAGTAAAAATTAAAAATATTAGAAAGGAGAGATACATTATATAAATATGAATAATTTAATATGTCCGTTTTGTTTGCAAGATATTTCAAATGGTAATCATGCTTGGAATTGTGAAATGAATCCTGTGAATATTAATAATGGTGAATTTCAATTGAATAATCATAAACATTTTAATAATTTGTTTACGAATTCTAAAAATCTAAATGAAATAATTGAAAATCCAAAAATTATAAAAATTGATATCCCACAAACTCTTGATTTATAAGGGTTTGTGGGATCGGATTTCGTGATAAAAGTCATGTTTTATGATGAAATTTAAAACTATATAAAAAAGGAGAATATTATTATATGATACCAAATATTAAAAATAATGATAGTATTATTCCATATATTCCTAAATGGTATAAAATTAATGCAGATACAATCGAAACATTAGAAGATGTTAAAGAAATTATTCGTTGTATGGATATTCAATTTAATGAATATTCTGAACTTAGTAAATTACCAGATAGATTTAAAATTGAGTTAAATAATAATAAAAATAATTCTTGACAGAATGTTAAAATAAATGTATAATATAAATAAACTTATAAAAAGGAGGTGATTTATATTTACATCCCTTGGTGGGTATTTCTAATTATATTTATTTGCTCAGGTTTTGGTTATGCATATTATATTAATAGTAAAGCATATCATGATTATGACTTTATGACACCTATGTTATGTATGGCAATAATTGTAGGGACCGTGTTAATAAGTATTGCGTTTTTGATTGGTAAGTTTTTGTGTTGATGTTGATGGAAAAGTAAAATAATAAAATATAAATATTAAAGGAGAAATATGTTATGAATACAAAATTACAAAAAATAACTAAAATGTTACAGGATGAAACACAATTACATATTTATAATATGAAGAAAATTGAACAAGAATTAATTAATCAAGAAAAAAGTATGAAAAATGTTGATTGGAATATTGCAACAAACAATATTATTGCTGACAGTATCACTATTAAAGAAAATGGTGAAATAGTTTTAACAATAAATCAAGATGGTATTAAATTAACACCAAATAAAATAAATGAATTAAAAGAAGAAAACGAGGCAGATAAATTTATTAATTTTCTTTTGGATTTAGATAAAAGAATAACAAAACTAGAAAATAATAATTTAGATAATGATATGAAGAATATTAGCAATAAAGTAGGAGAAAATATTTTTAATAGTTTAAAAAGAATGGATGTAAATATCAGATAAATAATATATTAAGGGTATTATATTAATAATACCCTTAATAATAAATAAAAAGGAGGTATTATATGATAACTTATAATAAAAATGGTGAACCAGAATTAAATGAATATGTTAGAAGTATTAGAGATATAGAATATATTATGGGAAGTTTGAATGATGAATTCATGGAATTACATGATAGAGAAAAAAAAATTACAAATAAGTTTAATGAATTAAAACAATATACTGAAGGGTTAGAAGAATTGCTTGATAAACATGAAATTAACTATGAATATCAAAATATTGATATATTATAAAAAGGAGAAATAAAATATGAAAGTAACATTATTAAATCCAGAACAAATCAAAAATATATTTAAAGAATGGGGATCATTCGCATGTGAATGTTATGCAACTCCTCAAAAGTTTGCAGAAAAAGTAGGTAATAGTTGTTTTGAATCAGGTCATTATAGCGGAAGTAGAACTGAATATATTAAATTTAAAATTGAAGGTATTGATCGTGGAATTAGTGAACAAATCATGCGACATGAAATAGGGGTAAGACAATTTCCTATAAGTGAATATACATATGATGAAAATCCTAACAATATTATAAAAAATCTTAAATCATTTAGATATGTAGATATGAATGATTTTGATTATACTACGCCTATTACTATTGATAAGATACCAGAAGCAAAAGAAGAATATGATAGAATCAACAATGAAATAAACAAAAGTAGAATTAAAATTAAAGATATTTTAATTAATAACAAAGTAAAAGAAAAACAAGCAATAGAAGATTCTAATTATATTTTACCTAGAGCAACAAATACTACTTTAACTATTGGATTTACAATTGAAGCATTAATCCATTATATGCATAAGAGGTTATGTGTTAGAGCACAGGATTTACATAGAAAAGTTGCTATAATGATGAAAGAAGAAGTAATTAAAGTATTGCCACAATTAGAAGATAGATTAGTGCCACAATGTGAGTATCTATTATGGTGTCCAGAAGGTGATATGTCTTGTGGAATTAAACCTACTAGAGATGAATTAATGGATGAATTGTTTAAAATGAAATAATAATATAAATAGAAAGGAGTAAGAATATATGAGTAATTTAGATGGTAAAATGAGTGATACTGGACAAAGAATAAATTATGGTGAAAATGCAGCACAAAGAGAACCAGATACAGATAAAGGCAGACCAGATTTAATTACTCCATTTGCTTTGACAAGATTATCAAAATGGTATGAATTAGGAAGTAAGAAATATGGAGATAGAAATTGGGAAAAAGGAATGCCATTTTCAAGATATGTAGCTTCATTAGAAAGACATGTAATTGCTTTTAAAAAAGGTGATGAATCTGAAGATCATTTATCTGCAATTGCATGGAATGCTTTTGCTATAATGCATCATCAAGAACTTGATGAATTGCAATGGGATGATATGCCACATTATTTAAGTAAGAAAAATGAAAAAGTTGAGGAAATAAAAAAGATAAGAAAAGAGAATTGTTTAGATAAAATTGGAATTGAATGGAAACCGAAGGAGGAAATTTATGAGTAAAAAATTAACATTGTATATAGATATCGATGAAGTTATAGCAAAATTCCTAGATAAATTATGCACAGAATATAATTATAAATACAATACAAACATAAAAATATCTGACATTAAAACATGGTCATTAAATACATATATGGATGGAGATAAAGCATTTGAAATTATTAATAGTCCAGGATTCTTCGGATCATTAGAACTAATTGAAGGAGCAATAGAAACAATAGAAAAATTAGTTAATAATGATAAGTATGAAGTGTTTATTATTTCTAGTCCTTCAAATGAATTTAGTGTATTTGAGAAATATTTATGGATTAGGAAACATTTACCATTCTTTGATATTAAAAATTTAATATTGGTTGGGAATAAAGGTGATTTGTTGAGTAGATTGAATGGTGAAGGTGGTGTATTGTTTGATGATTGCCCTGAATATATAAGAAAGTTCAATGGTGTGAGTGTGGTTATGGATAGAGCTTATAATAGGGAATTGGTTATTGGTATGGATTGTGATTATAGGGTTAGTGAGTGGAGTGAATTTTATGAAGTTGTTAAAGGATTGGAATTAAATAAATAAATGATTAGTTATAAAAAATATAAATAGAATATAAAAATAAATTATTTAGGAGAACTTGCAAGTTTTATGGTGTAGCTACACCTCCTGACGAGGAGGATATTTAAAAATATTAAATAATAATGAATTAATAATTTTTAATAAAGAAGAATTTGGTGAAATAAGATGTATAAAAATTGAAAATAAATTTTATGTTGCTGGAAAAGATATTGCTAAAATATTAGGTTATAGTAATCCAACTAAAGCTATTATTCAACATTGCAATAATATTATAAATTATAATTTAAATACAAACAGAGGAAAACAAAATACTAATATAATTTGTAATGATGATATTATTTTGTTAATACAAAAATCACAAATAAAATCAGTAAAATATAGACAAAAAATTATTAATTGGTTAATTAAAGAAAAAATAATACAAGATAAAATAGTTTTAAAAATAAAAGACGAAATAGAATTTTTAGACATGTTAGAAAAAGTATTAAAACCTTTTAAATATACTTGTATTAGACAATATTTAGTGTGTAATAGTAAATATAAAATTGATTTATATATAAAAGAATTAAATATTGCTATTGAATATGATGAAAGAAATCATAATGGTTATACATATAAACAACATAAAGGTAGGCAATTAAAAATAGAGAAAGAATTAGGATGTAAATTTATTAGAGTTAATGATAGTAATGATAATTTTTATAACGTAGGATTAGTTATGAAACAATTGATAGCATAGATACATAATAAATACATAAAATAAATAAGGAGGATATATAATAATTTGAACGATACATATTTAGAAACATTTACAAATGAATGTAATGAAGATTGGTGGTTTAATTACAATATAGAAAATGATATGGGTATTATATGGAGTAACGATGATTTAATTATTGATAAGAAATTCTATATTTTTGATGGTATCCATGACCCACAATTAGTATTAAGTGATGAAGAAAAAATTTGGGTAAAGGATATGTGGGAGAAACATTCTAAACCTAAAAGTATATATTTAAATTTAAACACTAAAATCCAAAAAAATAAAATTACATATCTTGAAAATAATTATTGTCCTATATGCTTAAATCAAAAAACAGAATTTGAAGATCATCATTGTATTCCTGCATCAGAAGGTGGAAGTGATGATGTAGTTAATATGTTACGTATTTGTAATAGTTGTCATTCATTAATAACTAGAGGATGTATTGAAGATATACATCCAAGATATATGACAGCAATATATCATCAAATATATTTATATGGAATTAATTTTTATAAAATGAACCCATTAAATAATAAAAGATATAAAAATAAAGACCAAGGACTTTATGAAAATCGTCCTTATTTTAAGCAAATTATTAATGATTATGATAATTTAAATAAAGATGAACAAATAGAAATAAATAATAAAATTAAAAAAGAAGCATTATTTTATTATAAATATTATAGAAGTATTGCAAAAGGAATAATTGATAATCCAATAAATACCAGTCAAGATTTAGTTAGTTAAATAATACATATAATATGGGTGATGAATATGGAAATATATACTATTCCACAACTTGCTAAACTACTTAAAAAAAGACAACAAGACGTTTATAAAATGGTTTATTCAGGAGAAATTGAATCATTTAAAACTGGTATAAGGGGGTTAAGAGTAACGCAAAAAGCAATAGAAGATTATATTTCTAGAAAAAATACAATGAGATATTTTAATATTTAAAGGGAAAGGGTATACTGTTATCGAATTAATAGTATACCTTAATTTCTTCTTTAGATAAAAAGGAGAAAATGTATGTGGCAGAAATCAGAAAGATAAAGAATGAAAAAAATGCTTGGACAATTGTTGTTTTTTTAGGTCGGGACGAAAACGGTAAAAAAATTACCAAAAGTAAAAAATTCAATGGTACAAAACCTGAAGCGAAACAATTTGCCACTATATTTGAAACACAACTTAAACAACAAAGTGGCAATTTAGATTGTACTATGTTTTTGGAAGATTATTTAAAATATTGGCTTGAAAGTATTAATGGTGAAATAGATGAAAGAACATTAGAAACTTATACTTATCATGTCAATAGATTAATACCTATTATTGGTAAAATTAAATTAATTGATCTTAGACTTTTATTATTAAGAGATAAATTAAAACATCTTAATGATGAATTAGCACCTAAGACAATTAAAGGTATTTATGGTACTTTGCGTACAGCAATAAGGAAAGCTATAGAATGGGAATTAATCAATAAAGATGTTACCCAAGGTTTAAAAGCACCTAAGAATGTTAGGAAAGATAGACAGGTATTCGTTTAAGTGAATGTTTAGGATTAAAATGGAGAGATTTAGATTTTTCTCAAAATACCATTACTATTCAAAGGGCAATAAATACTAAAACACGTACATTAAAAGATGGCACAAAAACCTTTAATAGTTTAAGAACAATTATCTTAGACAAAGGTACAATAGAGGTTCTTAAACAACATAAAGAAAATATTAAAGTTAGACCAATTAAATTTGATGAAACTTTAATTTTCAATGAAGATGATAGACCAGTAAGAGCGTATGCAGTAAATATTTGTTTGAAGCGTATCTTAAAGAAAGTTAACTTACCTGATATGAGAGTTCACGATCTAAGACATACAGCAGCATCTATTATGTTGGATTCAGATTTCTCACTTGCAGAGGTAGCTTATTTACTTGGTGATACCATCGAAACAATAACTAGAACGTATGCTCACAAAGTTAAGAAGAGTCTTAATATTATTGATTCGATACAGTCCAAATTAGAATCTAAGCAATCCAAACTAGATTCCGTAAAATCCAAATAATTTAGACAGTCCAAATTGTTGTCCAAATCCTTTAAATATAAAGTGGTCTGAACCGTTATATTTAAAGGATTTCTAGTTTATTTTAGGCAGGTTCGATTCCTGCCAGGCGTGCTCAAAAACAATGAATTGAAACTATACAGAAACACTGAAAAACCTAGTAATTACAAGGCTGAGACTAATCTTTAGAAGAAGTTAAGGTAAAATTAATTCATCCCTAAACGTCCATAGTAATCCCACTTGTCCAAACGGATTCCAAATGAAATGACCTCTAAGCATAGAAAACTTAGAGGTTTAATTTTTATAATAATCTATTATATTCCTGTAAGTATCTACTCAGCATCTACCAAAATTTCCACGCAACTGTCACACAATTTTTTACTGATATTTTCTCCATCGTACACACTTCCATACTGTCCTTGCTGATTAATATACCATATCTGTTCATCCTCACCAAAAACATAGCCACACTTATCACACCTAACCGGAATAGGTTTGCTCTCCGCACAACAAATAGAGATTATCTTATTACCAAATTCATCTCTATATTTAACATCTACAACCGTAGTATACAAATCATCAGTAAGATTGGTTACTAAAATGATTTCTTCGATAGGTATGTATACTCTACAATCTTTATCATATTCATCCATCAAGATTAAATCATTCTCGGTAACTTCATAGTTAAAGTCATAATAATTAAAAGTGATTCTTGATTCTCTGGTAGTTACTTCTACTTTATGATTAACGAATTGATTGAGGTGATTGAGATTTGGGATTGAATTTAAATTTAACATAGTTGCACTCTCCTTTAAATTATTATTTATAAAGTAAAACTAATCTCTACAAACATAGTATAAAGGATTGCTAAACAATGTACAACATTGCTAAACACGTAAAAATAACCATATTAACTGATATGGTTAGATTATTCTCTCTTTTTGTAATAATCCTTAAGAATACCATCTTTTTCTTCTATTCCTACAATCCTTTCCATTTCTATCCTTATAAAATCAGATAAAGTACGTTTATGATATTCCGCAATTTTTTCTAATTTATCTTTAAATCTTGGTGTTACTCTTATTCCTATTTGAACCTTTTTTGTTGTAGTCACATAATCACTCTCCCACATATATTATAAACCGATATGTATTATCTATCAATGTGAAAGGTTTATTTGTTAATAGGATTTGTTAATTTAATAGATTTATTAATATTATAATACAATAAAAGAATAGATATGTCAAGTAAATTTATAATATATTTATTTTTATATTCTAATAGATTTTTGTTTATTTTTTATTTAGAGTGGAAAGGGATAATTTTTTAAATAATTTTACAAAATTTAATAAAAAATAGGTATATTTTTTATGTCAATATGATATAATTATGAATAAGATAGTTAAAAGTATTTAAATTGATTAAATTAACAAATAGGAGTGGAGAATGATATGAGTGTTGCAGAGAAGGAGATAGGGAGTATGGATGTTAGTGGAGTAGATATGAATAAGGAATGGGAATTTAATGATGTGTCAATTACAACAATTAATAATGAAATCAGTTGCTACAATTTTAGTATCCCTATGAATTCACTTTCACAGCTTTATACTGCAAATACAATTCAATATAATTATGAATTACAGCGCGGATGCAAATTAAATAAAAAGAATCAGTTAGTTCCGATATCTAGTGCTGGTAAAATTCGTGAGATATTTGAAAGTATAAAGAATAAATCATTTTTTGGAAATGTAATTACTTTATGTGTTTTACGTGAAGAAGGGGAAGAAAATCCTATTGATTGGGATGAAAGTAATAATACAATTACTGGAAATTCTGGAATTTTTCTACTTGACGGCCACCATAGATGTATGGCGTTTAAAAAAGTATGTGATATGTGGAATAAGTATAAAGATAAACAAGGATTTAATTTAGTTAATCCTGAATTATGGAATATACCAGTTCATCTTAGGGTGCTGACTACCAATCAGGCGAAAAAACTTTTCTCAGAATATTGTAAGGGGTTAAAAGTAAGCAAAGTCAGACAGGAATTTTTAGATGTTAATACGCTTAAAAATGATATAGTTTCTCAATTAATGGAAAAATCTGAATTACGTGGGAAAATCGAGACATATGCCACAAACATAAAATCTAGTGGTACAAATAATAACATTGTGACCTTCAGTTTATTAAGCACAGAAATACAACGATTATTTGCTCCCAAAACATCTAATGAAGTAAAAAATATTGCGGAATTTTTAATTAAATTTTTCAATGCTTTAGTGGAAGAATTTTCCTATTCGATGGGTTGTATGTCAATAGCAGAACGCAAGCAAGCAAGATTATCTGACATTTCTATTGAATTAATGACATTTTATGGATATATGTCTATGGCAAGAGTATTATATGAAAAAGATCAAAAAGGAGAAAATATAGAAGAAAATATTAGAGAATTGAATAAACCAATTCAGATAAAAGATTGGAATGGAAGATTTTTAAGCAGGGAAAACCCTTTGTGGAATCATATTAAAAAAGCTGATGGAGGCATAATAAATAATTCATCTATGCAAGGTTATATGAGAAAAGTTTTTACCTTGTTTGCTAGTGATAAGGATAGATTTTATGAATTGGCAAATATGATTTAATTGAAATACCCTACTTAGAATTAGATAAGTAGGGTATAATCATTTTTAATCAACAACTAAATTTCTAGTATTATATAATTTACCAAAATCATAATCCTTTTTAAACTTACTAGTTTCATATGTACTATTATCAATATCAAAAACTACCCTATGAAATCCTTCATCAAATAATAATTTAGAATCATTAATTATTTTAAAAATCATTACATCTGAAGGTAATTTATCTTTTCTAGATATTATTCTTATTTCTTTCCAATTTCTGTTTAATAAAAAATATGTTCTCCTTCTTTCATTTTTCTCAAATTCTTCCATTGTTTTTATGCCAAATGTTACACTTAACCAATGTCCAGAAAAATCTGTTTCAATATAAATTTTATCATTAGGAAACGCAATATCCATAAAACATATATTATTATTTTCTTGAAGTGGATAATTTAATTGACCATTTAATAATTTACAAACATATCTTTGTTGTTTAGAACTAGTTATTGAATTATTATTATATATAGATTGTGCATATTTAATTTTAAATTCTTCTGTTTTAGAATAATTATCCACTCCATATTTATCTAAACATGTTTGTTTTATTCTTTCTTTACATTCATCTGTTTGTGTATAACTTTCTACTCCGTATCTATCAAGAGATGTTTGTCTAACTTTTTCTTTGTATTCATCTGTTTTTGAATAATGTTCTTCACCATATCTTTCTAAAGTAGTTTGTTTTATTTTATCTCTAGTTTCTTCTAATTGCCATATATGATTTACTCCATATTTATCTTGACATGTATTCTTATATCTTTCCTTAAATTCATCTGTTTTAGCATAACTATCAACACCATATCTTTCTTCCATTGTATCTCTTGTTTTTTGTAATAATTCTGGTGATTGACCACTATACATAACTCCATGATTTTCTACCATTGAATTTATAAATTTCTCCCTTATTTCTGGAATTTGTTGAGTTGATCTAACATTATAATTATTCATATTGCTTTCAATTATTTTTATATACTTATGTTCTTCACAACAATCTTTAACAAAATTCCTTTTTAAAGTTTTATTATATTCTTTTACTTGCTTCCAACATATAGTTAATTTACCTTCTTCAAAACAGTAATCACACAACACAGGTATTTTCAAATCACTACTAGGAGGTAAATCTTTTATTTTTACTTTGATTGTTGTTCCTCTTTTAACTGTCCAATTACGAGATGAATTTTTAGTTCTAGGTATTTCGTATCCTAAATTTTCAAAATGCTTAATATATTTATTATTTAACACAACTCTAATTTCTTCTTGTAACAACATTCTTCATCACCAAATCCTTCCGATAGATTTTTATTTTAGTAATCTTTCAATTGCTTATTCCGATAAAAACACCATAAAACAAAAAGAAGAGGGATTCGGAATTATCCCTCTTATCAGCAAATCAGCGTCCCAATTTACCTATCTTTTTCACAAAAACAAAAAAGAGCAGAAATTAATCCACTCTTCAAAATAAACTTAAATATTAAATTAAATTTTATAACCCAAACAACCACCCTAACCAAACAATTCCCTACCACACATCATACAATACCCAATTCTCACCTCATCCAAAACTCTCATCCCTATATCATCACACTCAAACAAACTCAAATTATTATTCTGAAAATATAAGAAATATTCTTTATCTTTGAAGTTAGAAGATGTAGATAGGGTAGAGGATGTATAATTAAAGGAGGACATTAGTATAGACGACTGAGAGCAATATTCACATTCTTCTGTAAATTCTAATTCTGATTTTAGTGTATTATTCATTTTTATACTTCCTTTGTTATGTTAATTTATATTATTAATCTAATAAAAATATCTAATAAAAAACAATAAAATTCTAATTTGGACGAATTAACTTTTCGTCATAAGCGAAAATTAATGAGGACAATCTTAATATTATAGAATGAAATGGAACGTAGCGAAACGTAAGTGTAGCGAAGTGTAATGAAATTCTATAATATTAAGAGGATGCCTTTGGCAAGCAAAAGTTTTATTTATGTTTAATCTATATTATTCAAAATTAAGTTGTTTTATTTTTTGTTCGTGCAAGCACTCCAAAAAAGTAAAAGCAAAATTTTTCACTTGGTTTAATAGAGCGTTATTTATTTGGGCAAAAAATGTACAATCATATATAGAATATTATTTACTGTGTATTAATGTATCTATAATTTATCATAAGGTCACTCATTAAAGTAAAAATTAAAAGTATGATTATCTTTGTAAGTGAATTATTAATAATAAAATATCTAAATATCCTGTTCTAAAATTCTTTGTTCTTTTAATTTTTGCCGTTTAATTCTTTCTTCTTGATTTTCATGTCTTTCTAATTCTTCCATAAATTTGTAAGTTTCTATCATTTCCCTTATTTTTCTAATTTCATACTTCCTGCTAAATTCTTCATTATATTTTATATTAAATATATTTAATAAAAATTTTTTTGCAAGATGTGTTGGTTTAAACATTCCTATTAATTCAATAACATGCAATATATTTAAAGGTAATCTCCAACAATTATGATCGCAAAAATATTTATAATTATCATCTTTATCTAATTTAATTTCAAAACTTTTACCACAAAATATACAAGTTAAATTCTCAAAAAACCAAGAAAAATCATATTTATAGATTTCATCTAGACAATCATCTTTTAATTCATAATATGTTTCTTTATAATTTATTTTGTTCTTTAAAAATTCAACATCATGGTTTACTATTGCTCTGATTATTTCATTATCGCTTTCACAAAAAGGATTAGTCTTTTGTTTGACTACTTTTATTTTAGGATTTTTATTTTTAGTTACAATATTATTAATTCCTTTTTCTTTTTCTTGTTCTATTTGTAAATCTAATTTAGTTTTCTTTTCTTTTGCCGATATACTAACATTATATCCTATATTATCTTCATAACATTTATAATCATCCATATATTTTTGTTCTATATCTTTTAATTCACTTTCATTATTTACTACTCTAATAATTTCAAAAGTAAATACATCAATACCAAACTCATTAAAGTCATTTTGTAATTTATAAGAATGATGTTTATCTGCGATTAAATCTTTTAAATGTTGATTTAATCTAATAGGCATATTTTTACTACTACCAATATACATTTTATTATTAATTTTATTTGTAATTTTATATATTCCTGATACATTATTAATCATTTTATATTCCTCCTTGATTATTCAAAATCATAATTATATATTATTGATTTATACAGATTTTATGGATAAGCCTATATAAAGAGGGTAATCCATATTTTCTGTATATTATATTGATAATTTATAAATCATCCAATAAACTTTTCTATAATAAGGATTTTTAGAATTATCATCTAATTTTTTAATATTATTAGTATGGGATTTGATAGTATACAATAATTTATTTTCATTAAAATAAGCATTTAATATAGATATAGATTTTTGTATTCTACCTCTTTTATCCTTTAAATCTATTTTTTCAATTAACTTCTTTTGCTCTTCTTTAAATAATTTCTTACCAACAATGGATTCTAAATATTTTTCTAATTCATCTATTTTATTTTGTTCTTCTATTACTCTATAAAAATCAATACCGAAAATATTTTTCAAGTATTCACAATAACCATACTTACCAAAATCCTTTATTAATTCAATTTCTTTTAAATCTTCTTCACATTTAAAAACCATTAGACCATTTATTTTCTTGGTGCTTTTATCATTTTCTTTAACTACAGCATCATAAACTATATTTGAAAAATCATATTGACGAGGAAATTCTAATATGAATTCTTTGATAGTATGTTTCTTTAAGAAATTAGCCATCAATAATCTTTTCTTTATTTGTGTTTCCTTACCACCTAGAAAATTATTACTTATTATTTTTATATATAAATTTATATTATCATTTTCATTTTGAATTCTTTTTCTTCCTATACATTGAATTAACGTACCTGTATCTTCAACTTCACATACTATGTGTTTTAATTCTAGATCAATTAAATTCACTCCTGCATCCATACAAGTAGTAGTTATTAATATTAAATCTTCAAATTTTTCATTAGTGAGCATACTTTTAATTTTTTCTTTATCAACATATTTATAATAATCACTATTATTTTTACTACAATTAAATAAACAATTATCTTTATATTTTTGATATAATTCATATGCTTTCTTTGCAGATTGAATAAAGAATATTGCTTTTTCTTTTCTTTTAATTATTTCTTCCATAAAATTTTCAAATGTATCATCATTATAGAAAAAAGATAAACTATTAATAAAATTAAATTCAATTGGTAATTCATAATCTATAGTTTCTATACCTTTAAATTCATTAATATATCTTTTCATATCATCACCTGTAGCACTCATAAATATTTTTGTAACAAACTGTTGACCTAATATTAAATCAAGTGACATATCAGTAGTTTTTGAAAATGCTGCATCACTCATAAAATAATGAAATTCATCACAAACAATATATTGATATTCACTTAAATCATTTTTATATCTATGTAGTTCCTTATATTCTAATTTTTGATATGTCTTAATATCAATAATATCAGTTTTATTATCTCTAGTAATTTCATCAATAAATTGTTCAGTACAATTGCATCTATGTATTAGCATTAATATTCTTTTATTTTCTTGTTTTGCAATATTATATAACGAATTTTTAATTAACCAACTTTTCCCAATTCCTGTCCCTGCTTTTACAGTAATACAATCTCCTGCGCCCCATTTTTCTATTTCTTCTATTGTTACAACATCACTTACTCTTAGCATAATTAAATGCCTCCCTTATCATGTATTTTCCCTATCTCTTACTTCTCAAATAATCACACAAATATCCTTTTACAATTTTCAATACAATATTTTTTGATTGACCAAACTTTTTAGGATTAACTTGAATATCATTATTTTGAAAATCTTTAAATAAACTAATTAATTCTTCTTTAATCCCTTCAAAATGAAGAAATACTTTTGCTTTATTACCACGTTTCTCAACAATATCAAATCCAACAATCTCATAACCTAAATAATTCAAATAAGCACAAAAATTTGAATCAGAATATCTGAATAAAACTTTTTCCATAATTAAATGCACTCCTTTAATAATTTTTTGTTAATAAAAAACAAAAAAGAGAGGACATAATAATCCTCTCTTAAACTAAAATATGTAAATAATTATATTAATAATCTATTAATTTAATTCCCTACTTAATTTTAATTCTTCTAATCTCTTTTGTCCTAATTCAAAATATTTATCATCATTTTCAAATCCTATGTAATTTCTATTAGTATTAATTGAAGCGACAGCAGTAGTAAAACTTCCCATACAATTGTCTAAAATTAAATCATTTTCGTTTGTATACGTATTGATAAGATATTCTATTAATTCAACAGGTTTTTGAGTAGGGTGGATTAAATCATGACTATAAACTCTATTGAATTTAATAATAGATTTAGGATATCTTGTTGTACTACCTCCTGTAGATACATGATTAAATTTACCATAGTTAGTTTGTTCTTTTTTGTGAGAACCATTTTTTGCAGATGGGGTATGTCCTTGTGTCATTTGTGGATTATATATAGGTAATTTTTTATAGAATATTAAAATATTCTCATGTATTTTTAAGGGCATTTTTTTAGCATTTAAATGCCCTGTACCTTGTTCTTTCTCCCAAATCCATTCATATTTTAGTAATTTTAAATTTGAAGCACCTAATATTTTATCAAATGGAGTTTGTGCAAATAAAGCAATACATCCATTATCTTTTATGATTTTTTCATATTGTTCCCATAATAAATTTAAATCTATTATTGAATCCCATTTATTTTTTGTAGTTCCAAATGGGAGATCGCAAATAATACAATCAATACTCTTATCATCAATCAAACACATACCATTTTCGCCTATGCAATTTTCTTTATAAACTTGATTAATTTTTAACATATTATTCATTCCATCCTTTTTATTTTATTTTATCTACAATCATTTATCCTTTATTTAAAAATATATAAAAACTAGATGCAGAGAGAAAGGATGACTCTCTTTTTGATAAATGATCAGTCTATTAATGCATCTAGTAAAATTATCAAATTTAACAAAACAAAAAGGAGAGACTAATAAATATCTCTCCTTAATCAAAAATAAACACCATTATTTCACCTAAATTAACCACTCAAATTCCTTCAACCTACATTTTATCCTAATCAAAATTAACTCTCGAAATAACCGTGAAATATCGCTATATTATTAATATTCCAAATATATCCAACCTATAAACCCTTATAATACAATAGTTTATAAGCTATGTAATTTTATCTAATTTCTACTCTATATTAACCTCAATCTAAAAAATTATAACCAAACAACAAATTTATATAGATATATTTACCTTAACCTAAAATTTGACTTCCTACTAAATATATACTATAATAATATCTAACATAATATTAACTTCGCAAAATTAACTTTCAGCAAAAATACGTTAGAACTGGGTATCCATCTTATCTAACGTATTTTTGCTTTTTAATTTTAATTTAAAAATAAAAGTGTCAAGTAAAATTACTTTGTCCCCTATTTCCAATTAATTGCCAATTATTTTTCATTTTGAAAGTGGGGGAGAAGCGAGAGGAGGCAATGTATAAAAGGTAAAGGACTCTATTCTTTACCCATATTCCAAATCTGATTCAAAACTGGTTCTGCAATCAATTTAACCATATCTACAGTAATAAATTTCTTTTCTTCTTCAGTTAATTCATTAGCATTATTTAATTTATACATTACATAATTAATCCAATATTTTTTAAAACCTTCTTCGTTTTTTGCAACAAAATCAAATTTTAATACATCATTAAGTACATCTAAAATTATAGGTTGAATAGTCGCAAGTACTAATTCTATGTTATCTGTAGTAGGATTAGATTTCTTTCCTGTGTAAAATTTGTAGGCAAAAGTGACTAAACCAAATAATATGATTAATAATATTGAAATTGTTGAAGTATTAAATTCCATGTGAATCACTCCTTTTGTTAATTAAATTCATTTCCTGTGTAATTATTAGAATTGTTATTATTGTCTGTATAAGTATTATTATTTATATTGTCATTATATGTATTTTGCATAGAATTATTTAATATTGATTTATTGTCAATTTTTTTATTTATTCTATTACTTTTTAATCCACTAATATTATTTGGAATTGCTTCAATCATATCAAATACTTTTTTAACTCCTGTTGAACCACTACTTAATAATAAACTAGTAGCAAGATAACTTTGCCATTTATAATTAAAATTAACATCTAAATAATTAAATAAACTCCAATTACCTTGCCAACAGAATAAATATCCTATAATTACAACAATAATATATGCTATATACCATTCAAAATAATCAGGTAATCCTTTAATCCTATTCATAATAGCTTCAAGAGTTTTAGTTGCTTGTTCTGCACCAAGAGATATCATACCCAATACAATAAATGGAATAATTAAATCTACTATATTACTTACACTTTGCATTAAATCACCTCAATGCTATTTAATTAATACCATATTATTTATATTATCCCATTGAGCAGTTTTACCTAAATTCTCTACAATTAACTTTACGGGAGCAAAACTTTTATCATTTACAATAATTCCATCTAATTCTTTATTATTGACTATAATTTTCACAGGTATATTATGAATATCAATTGTTTTAGTATTATTATTATAAGATAAATTATTGCTTAATAAATTTACTATATCCTTTAATTTAACATATGTAGAATCATTTATGATATAATTTTCAACATAAACTTTTTTATCATTAATATTTATATTTAATGAATCCTTTGTATTTAAAATTGCCATATCAACATCTTCCTCCTTATTTTTATCATTCGTATTAGGATTATAAAAAATAAAATAACATGCTGTTTGTTTACGAAAAATATCATATGATGCTTTAGTACGTGTAATAGAATTAGGATCATTAACTAGAATTTGTTGATTGGATTCATCTACTGCGTACAAAACTATATAATGACCATTACGTGTAAAGTATCCGATCCCCATACTTGCTACAATTAAAGCATTTCCTTCACTTAATGCTTTAATTGCTTCGTCTGTTGAAAATGTTTGTTTGAATTTTAAATTATAATATTTAGCAGCAAATGGGAAGAATCCCCAATCTGTGCCTGAATTGAATGTCCTATATCCATTTTGCACAACAAATTCTGAAACTGTAGGTGGATCAATATTGGGGTTAACAAATGTTGCAGCAACCATTGCCATGCTCGTACTTCCACAACCTGATGATGCTATAGTCTGTTTAGGATCGTTGTGCGAACTAAATTTAATTGAACCCCATCTAGGATCGTATTGTAAAAAATGTACAGGTTTATTAATTTTAAACATCTCCTTTTATTATATTAATAAATTATAAATTTACTTCATTGCCACATAAACTGTACCACCTGTAGCAATTATTGAACCTATCAATAAACATATTTGTACATACAATTTACTTTTTCCATCAATCTTAGTAGTCATAATTTGAGTTTCATTATTTTGCTTGTTTATAATCAGTGAATTAAGACTTCCTAATATTAAATTATTGTTTGTGGTAGATTTAGCATCCATCAATTTTAAATTATTGCTTATTTCTTCTTGATTCTTTATTACATATTTCATTGCTTCTTGTTGTTGAACCATACCCACTTCGATCTTTGACAGTCTTTCATCATGGTTAATTATTTTTTCATGAATATCATCAAACCTTTCTTTAATTTCAACAGTATCCACAATACCATCTCCTTCCGAAAATTTATCAGTTCTTTCACCAATTCCATTACAATTATTTTCACATTTCATATTGACACAAACCTCCCTTAATGTTATAATCTTAGTATCAATAATACCAGAATTATTATTGATGAAAATAAGAGAGAAGAAGGGAGTATTTCTTCTCTCTTCATATACATATTAAACCAACCATAACCTAACAATTTAAAATAAAATTAATTTTAGAATCTCATCATCAAACATCTGCGAGAGCCTGCGAGCACCAGGGATGTTTTATTTTGAGATTCTATTTATGTTTAATTAAAAATAATCAAAAATCCTCACACATCACAAACCCTTATAAATCAACACTTTCTAAAATCACAAATCATGATAAATGGTTTGTTTTATTTAAATAATTATTTATAAATGCATAGAAGGAGATATTCCTTGTGTAGCAATAATTTTATATATTATTTTATTATCATCTGTAGTTATTACTTGATCTGAACCTTGTATTATATCAATATTAGTAGTTACACCAGTATTATTACTATTAAATGTTGCATCTTCTTCAGATCTGGCATTATTAGCTGTTATAGTTACTATATTAGAATTAACTGTTGATGTATAATCAGATAACGTATTAATAAGAGCATTAATCTTTGAAGCAACCTGCTCTACGGTGTCGCCAATTACTTCATCTACCCCTTGAGTTATTACAGAAACCGTGGCTGTTATACCTGTGTCATTTCCATTAAAAGTAGCGTCAATTTCTGCTCTAGCGTTAATTGCCGTAATAGTTATTATATTAGAGTTAACAATAGCAGTATAATCAATTAGCGTATTAACAAAAGTATTTATTTTCAAAGCAATTTGCTCTGGAGTATCACCAATTACTTCATCTATACCTTGGGTTGTTACTACAATATTACCTATTACTCCGGTACTATTTCCATTAAAAGTGGTATCTATTTCTGCTCTTGCGTTAACTGCTGTTATTATTATGGTATCATTGCTTATTGTGGATGTGTAATCAGATAATGTATTGATAAATGTATTTATTTTTGAAACTACTTGCGTTATAGTATCTCCAATTACCTGATCTATACCTTGGTTTATTACTGTAATAGAGCCAGTCACTCCAGTGCTACCGCCATTAAATATAGCATCACTTTCTGCCCTAGCATTAACGGCAGTTATGGTTACTATGTTAGAATTAACTGTTGATGTATAATCCACTAGGGTATTAATATAAGAATTAATCTTTGAAGCAACTATATCAGTAGTATCACCATTTAAAATATCAATATTATAATCAATCCCATTAAGTGTAATAATAACCTGTCCATCAATAGAACATCCTGCTGTTATTATTAAATCTGTTACCTCTGCAACAGCAGTTACATTGCCAACTACATCTATATTATAAGGAGTATTATTAAGTTCAACAGTAACTTGTCCGTCAATTAAACATCCTTCTGTGACAGTAATATTAGTCACTTCGGCAACAGGAATCACATCACCGATGACATCTATATTATAAGAAGATCCATTAAGTGTAAGAGTAACTTGCCCATCAGCAGAGCAGCCATCTGTAATTGTTAAATTAGTAACTTCTGCCACAGATATTGTATTTCCAATAACATCTATATTATAAGATGTATCATTAAGATTAATTATTATAAATCCATCAGTAGAACAATCATCTGTAACGGCTAAGCTGGTTACTTCTACTGCAGCGTTTATGATGGCAGGCATTTGCCCACATAGTTTAGGCAAAGCAAAGGTCGTAAATCCATCCCCACCATAGGTAGCGCCAAGTACACTAAAGAGCACCTCGTTTCCGCTTATTTGCAGTAGGCTACCATCACAAAGCGCCCATCCATCCGGAATGTTATTTGATCGCCAAGAAAGAATTGTTCCAATCATTTGTGATTTATTAGTAGCCAAAAATTGTCCTGTTGTCATATCTAACCCCATTATTCTATCAATACTCATTAAAAATTCCTCCTTTTATTTTTATATTTATATTAATATTATACTAGTAATACATAATCTCTTTTTGTAAAGAAAATACTTGTTGAATTTATTGCATCTCCAAGGTATTGTAAAATATTATTAGATGTAGATGGTATTGTTGATATAATTTGTCCTGCAACAGTATTAAGATAATATTTTGTTCCTACAGTTAAACCAGTAAATTTATCATTTATTCCTTCAAAATAAACAGCAATATCACCTCCTGAAGATACATTTTCTAATATAAAACCATGTGCAGGTTTCGTACTATCTGTAGCATTAGCTTTTCTTACACTAACTGTACCTGAATTATTATATATATTTACAAAATCTCCTGCTAATAAATCTTCTGTAGTAGTTTTAATTTGAAAATCTCCTGCTTGTTCCATTGCTTCAATTGCTATAATTCCTCTTTCAGTTATTTCCTGTAAATTTTCAACTATATCAGGATTTTCTCCATGAAAATAAATTTTCTCAGCAGGATACTGAATTATTCCTTTTCCCATATATGAAGCAGTGATAGTTTTACCTTCTTCTGAAGGATTAAATGTCACTATGCTATTTTGATAGTTTACTTTAAAGTTTGTTGTTGATATTTCTTGAGCATCGTATACCTCAGTATATCCATCTACGGTTACATGCGAAAATTTGTCTGGTATTTCAAATAAAACTATTTCATTATTTATTATTTTCTTAGTATCTGTTCTGGGAATATATGGATCATCTACAGTTCCTAATCTCCATGTTATAAGTATCGGATCATTATATTGAAATGGCATTAATTCATTCACCTCCATAAAAACATAAAAAATAAACTACCTAATTTTAGGTAGTTTATTTAAAATCTTATTTATTTTTAATCAATTTTCAATATAGATTATATCATCCATATTTCTACTCCTACTATATCTACTATTTGCTTTATCCAAACCATCAACAACTTCATCTTCTACAACAGTAAACTTCATTCTAACTGTTTTAGGTAATGGCACATTACTATTAGTATATTCTAAATTTTTACTTACAAACAAGTAATAAGTTTCCCCTACTATCCATTTCCTTGATGGTGGACTAACCGTTACAACTTTAGGATTATTTTTAGTAATTCTAACTGTTACTTTAACTTTATTCTCACCATTTTCATCAGTTGTAACATAAACATTTTTTGATAGATTCCTTGATTTAGGTTCTTTTTCTCTAAATGTTATTGTCCATATTTTTTCTTTTGTTATTGTTCTATCAGCATAATCATTATATTCATTATATACTGATTCCGCAACTGAATTTGAATTTGCATATGAAGTATTTGATTGTATTGAGAATAGTAAACCTGATAAAATAAATACCGTTAACATAATAAGATAGTTTTTTGTTTTTTGATTCAATAATATCCTCTCCTTTTATAGTAATTTATTTATTTTATCATATAAAATTACAAATGTAAAGATAGTTATTATTGACATTTATTATATAATAATAATAATAAAAACTACCTAAAATTAATTAGGTGGTTTTAGAATTATTGATATTATTAATATACTATTTAATCATACTATCTTCATCTTCTATATTCCTACTGTATGTTTTATTTACATTAATTGCAATATCTTTTTCATCTATAATAGTAAACTTCATTCTAACTGTTCTTGGCATTGTTGTTTCCCCTGTTATTAATTTAATATTTTTATCAACAAATAAATAATATACTTTTCCTGCAATCCAACCTTTTGATGGAGGACTTAATAACATAGATTTACTAGGATTATCTGGATTTATTTTAACTTTTGTTCTACTAACTTTATTCTCACCATTTTCATCAGTTGTGACATAAATATACTTAGATAAATTAGTCATTTGCATATCTTCTTCAAATGTTATTATCCATATTCTATCAGTTGGAATATTTGTTCTATTCGCATATACTGTATAAACATTATAAACATTATTTACTACTGATGTTCCTGCAAAAACTTGTTTAGAATTCATTACACAAAATAAACTTAATACGCTTAATAATAACAATACTGTTATAAAACATTTTTTTAAACTCAATAATATCCTCTCCTTTTTAGTAATTTATATAGATTTTATCATATAAGATTACAATTGTAAAGAGTATTATCATTATTAACACTTATTATTAATATTTATTATATATATATCAATAAAAAACTACCTAAGATTAATTTTAGATAGTTTTAGAATTATTAATATACTATTCAATCATATTTCTTTCATCTATATTGTGAATATTCTTACTGTGTATTTTATTTATTATTTCTTCTTATTCATTTATTATAGTAAATTTCATTCTTACTGTTTTTGATAAATAAGTTTCACCATTTATTTTTTTTATATTCTTATTTATAAACAAATAATATACTTTTCCAGATACCCAACCTTTCGGTGGAGGATAAAGCAATATAGAATATCCAGGACTACTAACTGTATTTCCTTTAACTTTTACTCCTTTAACTTTATGTTTTTCATTTTTATCAGTTGCAATATATATATATTTAGATAAATTGCTTTTACTTATGTCCATTTCTTCCCTAAACATTATTCTCCATATCTTATCGGTTGGCACATCTAATTTTTCCGAATAAACAGTGTATATTACTGAAGATTCTGCAAAAACTGGTTTTGAATTAATTACATAAAACAAACTTAATACTACTAATGACATTAAAGATACTGTAAAATATTTTTTGATATTTTGATTCAATAATATCATCCCCTTATTTAGTAATTTAGTAATTTTATCATATAAAATTACTTTTATCAAGAGAATATATTAATTTATTTCATCAAATAAAAAATTTAAATATAATAAATTTCTAGGAGAGATACTTATTTCCCCTAGATCATCCAATTTAATTTTTTCAAATTCTAATTCCATTTCAATATTTATTAACTCAGTAAATTCTTTATTAAAATTAATCTTATTTTCACCTATCATTGTAGTACTATTATCTTTTTTGTTAATTATAATATTATTATCTACATCTTTTTCAGCATATTTATTAATTAATTTCATTCTATTTTCTTCATATATACTATACTCATCAATTATTTTTTTTGTCAATTTACTTAATTTATATGATGTCTTAATAGGAATTTCTTTATCAATTAATTTATTTAAACTTTCTAAAACAATATTTAATTCTCCAAGTTTTAATTTCAATTTTATTCCTCCAATATTTAATTTTAAGTCATGAATATTAAAATATTACCCAAGAATTATCTAATCTCATTTTTATATTATGCATTGTTGTATCAAACCATAAATCATAATTATTTACTGTATTTGTTGATGCAGGATCACCACTGTCAATACCCCTAATAAATATACGATGACTATCTAATTGATCTAATTTTCCATGTAAAGTACCTTGAATATTTGCATCACCAACAACACTTAATTGATAAGTTCCTCCTGCTTTAAGTATAACTTGTGTAGTACCTGTTGTATCATGTAAGCTTATTCTGCCATAATCACCGAAAATCGAAGCCGCTTGTAACCAAACCCTAGTAATGGCACTACTATCAGCACTACTACCAAATAATACCATTTGTCCTGCTTCTTTATAATTTATAGTTTCTTTCATAATTCCTATCGCTACACGTTCAAAAGGAGTATAACCTGAACTACCATCCCATCCAGGAGAAGTATCATATGGACAATTATTAAATAATAATATTGTTCCCCCTGTATTACTACTTGTTGCATTACCTTCAGAACCAATTACTGCATTTAAAAAACCATCAGTATCATATAACTTTAAACGTCCACCATATGTATCTTTGTATAATTCTGTTATTAATGTACTATCAACATATGTCTGAAATTTTCCAGATATTGTTGCATTACTTGCTGTCAATTCCCCTGCCATAGACACTTTAAAGGGGCTGTTTTCATATACAGCATTTCCCAAATAAATTCCATTGCTATCAGCTTTAAATATATTATTGCTTGACCCTATTGCAATTGTACTTCCATTAATACTCCCTCCAGTAATAGTTCCACTAGTAATACTTGGAGATTCAATTGTAGTTGCTGTAATTTTAGTAGATGTTATATATGAAGGAAGAGTGGGTATTAATGGTTGATTTGTAACATTATTCCAACTTATAGTAGCCGAAGATCCCATCGTCACGTTTGAACCAACGATCAATGTTTCAATTTGCCCAACTAAAATCTTAGCAGTTGAAGTATCAATTTGATTTGCCTGTATTTTATCAATTTGAGCAGATGATATTTTCGCTGTTGTCACATCAATCTGACTTGCTTGTATTTTATCTATAAATAATCCTGATATTTTTAGTCCATCTAAAGTTAAAGCATTTGAACCCTTAATTTTAAGAGAATCGCAATCTATATTACCAATTATATTTGCACTAGTTGCAGTTAATTGACCTTGAAGATTACAACGGAAAGGTGCGTCAGCATAATTGGCATGGCCTAGACTAATACCATTAATACTATTAGCTAAAAATACATCATTATTAATTCCAATCTCCATAAATCCTCTTGATATCAAATCACCATCAGCATTAACATAAAATTTATCATTCCAAACTCCATATTCATTTTTCTGTATTTTAATTCCATCAACAGAATTCATAAATATTCTTGAAGTATCTCCTGATTTAGTCAATAGTAGATTCATATTCTGGAAATTAGCCCCATCTTTATTTATTAAAAATGTGCCTGATTCATTGGAGATAGTTAAGTTGTTAGAACAGATGATTTGACCTCGAAGTGCTAACGCATTTACTCCATTATAATCAATTGCAGTACTAAAATTATTACATCCGTCCCCAGAAATTCCCAGAGAAGAATTTACAAGTCTTAATACATTTAAAGGATTATCACTAGAGGTAATTGTTATCCCTTTATGATCTACAATTACCTCATTATTTAAACCACCATTAATAGAATTTTTTGTAGTATCCCAAGCATTATTCATTAATTTAGTTACTTCATTATTCGCATTTTTTCCTAAATCCCAATTACCTTTTTCTATACCAACAGTAGTTGCAGTTGATATTGATTTATTTAACATATCTATAAATTTATTTTTATCATTTAATATTTCTTTTGTATCAGAAATAATTATTGAAATATCTCCTGATTCAAAATCAAAATCTATTTGAGTTAATTGAGATAATACTTTAATATTAAACTTATTATGAATTATTGTGATCTTGTCACCAATATTCAATTTACCCCAATTTCGTTGTTCAGTAACACACTCCATGAAATTTATTATCGAACAAGTAATTAGAATTGGAGGATTTTTAAGTTTTTCAAATTCAATTTTTGCCCAATTCATCAAATCATAAGAATTATCAATATTAAAATTTTCTAAATCTCTTTCAATAATAAATTTATTCAAATAACTTATCTGTTCATTCGTTAAATAATTAGATATAGATAAATCATTTCTCAATGTATCAATTTGACTTACTGTAGAATTATAACTTATTTGAATAGGAGATATCTCTAATTCTTTACTTGCTATTTGATTATTTTTATAATAAATACAATATTTATTAATAATTGTACTATCATTATTAATATTCACATATTCATCATTTGTTATTGAAACATATATCAATCTAATACTTACATTCGTAGCAGTACCACCAAAATTAACTTGATGTTTAAATTTACTATTTGTTAATACAGGATCGGATATTTTATCTAATAATGTCCAAGTATTAGATGATACTATTTTAGAAACAGGAGTAGTATTATTTGTGCCTCCAGTCATAGTAGCATTACCCCAACTAGCATTTGAAAATGTAGTTAATACACTTACACTATTTCCAATTGTTCCTGATGTTTTATATGTAATATTTAATGTTTTTGTTGTGCTATCAGAATACGCATCAACAATTAATGAATTGTAATTAATTTGAGACACTAATATATTTAATATATCTGTCGTATTTCCAGTATTGCTAATACTATAAACTTCTGAACCAATAGTTATCGATCCAGCACTAACTGTATCTGTAGTAAATGTTAATATTGCTTTTGCTTTATCACCTAATGAATTAACTGATATTGTTAAATTACTATTATTAGATATATTACATAATACAGCATATTTATGTGAAGATAATAATTCTTGTTCATTTGTAAATGCAGAATTATTGTAAGTTAATGGTATATCAAAATAAATACCAGATGTTTGCTGTATAGTTAACACATTGCTTTCTATTACTTTTTTATCACTATTTAAAACATCTAATTCATTATTTTTTGTGGTTAATTGGTCATTTAAATCACTTTTAGTATATAATAATTTGCCAAATGTGCCTGATTTATATAATTCAATTGTATCTCCAACAGTTTGATTAGTTAAAGTATCAACAGTGAAACTATTAGTATCTACTATTGTTAATACTTTTCTAATTGAATTATTTCTTGATCTATTAACAATGTAATCACCAATGACTAGACCGTGATTAGTGATATAAATAGTAGTTTCAGTTGTATTTGTTTCTGTAGTTTTTTCTATTGGTGATTTTGTTAATATGAAATCATCATAATTGTCTAGGGAAGTTAAAAGATTAGAATCCATATAATCTAAATTTCTATAGAATGAAAAATCATCAAGATAATCTTTACCTGTTATATTTACATCATTTATGGAAATATTATCCTTACCAAATATTCTTGCTCTTGTACAAAAATTATCTAGATCATTAGTTTTGTTTAATGTTTTTAAATATTTCTTCATAGAAAAATGTAAACCATTATCTTGACCATAATTTTCTAGAGAATAAAAATTTACAGTTTGATTTACTGTATCCCAAATAATTATTGCTTGAAATGTAGTTGCCATTTCATAGAGAAAATCTAATTTATTCTTAGATGAGATTGAAAATGATCTATAAATTTCTGAGATTTGAGGTGAAATATAACCTAATGTCCAATCAGTATTTGTTAATATACCATCCATATATTGGGATTCATTGTTGTCATCTATATAACTAAATCCACTGCATATATCTGATATTCTTTTTGTATTAGCATCATATGAACGTAATGTTTTATATGATAAATTATATCCTAATGAAAAACATGATATATTTTTTGTATCTACATCTTCTGACATATCATCTGGCAATTTATCTATGATAAAATATTCTATGTAGTTTCCTAGAACTAGTTTTATAAGATAATGTTGTTTGATTAAGTCTATTTTGGGGTTAGGTATTAATGCGTTGTTTTTATCAATTTGATAGGGAATTGTTACGTCAAGACTATTTAATTGAGACAACTTTAGGGATAATTTCTTATTATAAGAATGTTTAAGTTTTGCTATAATAGTCTTATCTGGTTTACATAGGAATAATTGTATTTTTTGGACTGGTTTTAGTAAATCTATTTTATAATCAGTTTCAAATGACATTTATTAATTGTTCACCTACTTTTATTATTTATTTGTAATATTAGAAAAATACAAAATAAAAAGACCATTTAAAAATGGTCTTAATTAATAATTGAAATAACATAACATAATATATTATTTATTTAATTTGCTTCCTCTAATTGATTTTCTTTTTCTTTCTTTTTGTCTAAAACTTTCTTAATTAAAGGTATTGCTTTGGTTTTGCACAATTAAAATAAAATCCATCCTTCACAACTTATAAAAGTAATATTAGAAGGCAATTTTTCAGTTATTGTTAATTTTTCACCTACAGCTATACCTTTTTTACTTTTATAAACACTAATATATCTAAGCAACTGTTTTAATGCTTTATTATCAAAATTATACTTCTTTATTTCTACTGGAAATATATCTTCTTTATATTTTACCCATGAATCAGGTAAATGTTCTTTTATAATAAAGTCTTTAGGTTGTTTTATATAACTATATTCTTTTCCCAAAATTTTGTTAATGTTATTATTAAAATATTCTTGTATTGATAATTCATTATTATTTTCAACAGAATCTTTTATTAAATAACGATATGCTATATTAGATATATTCTGAAAAGTATAATCATAATTAAAAACATTTCTTATAAATTCCATAAAAATAATTGCATCTCGATAATTATTATTTTTATTATTCCCTCTCAAACTAATTGCTAATGATAACGCTTCATACTTATCTATGATTTCATTTTCAATCTTAATATACATAGGTATATTTTTATCATATAATATTTTAATAAGATTATTTTTCATAATATTTCTCCTTTTATTTATTTTTAAATAATTTATTAACTAATTATAATAAAAGGACTATCTCTAATTTTCATGTAAACACCACCTTTAGATTAATAATATAATATGCAAAGGGTACTACTTTTTTAGACTAAGCATATTATACAATATTAAAATAAATGTGTCAAGAAAAATTAGATATAAAAGGATTAGAATTTACCAGTCAATTCACCAATTTCTCCAACGAATCCAGCAACACAACTATCACAAAAAGATAAACTATTAACAATAGAGTTTTCTTCATGATCATCATAATAACTTCCATAATTTGCATTACCATTAATTCTCCAGATTGTCTCATCAGGGGTCAGTATCTCTTTACCACATTTATAACATCTAGGATAGATAAATTTTCTTTCTAACGTACAAACGCCCACTATGTAGTCATTAGTTTTAATAGAAACCACATCAAAATAAAAATCATCTGTCAAATTACTCACTAAATTAACCTTACTTAACTCAATAGAAGTTAACACACAATCATCATCTGATTGATCTTGAAGTTGGATATATTCATCTGTTAATTGGTAGGAGAATGAATTATAAACGTAAGTTGCTGATAAGGTGTTGTCTAACAGAGTATGAAAACTAACTTCACATTTCTTGTCATTGAATTGGTCTAATAAACTATAATTTTTCTTTTCCATAATAATAAAAACCTCCATTTAATTTAATTATAAGGCTTACAACCAAAATCAACCTTATAATCATATTATACTAGAGGAGTTAACTATAATCAACCATTGTTAACCATGATATAGAACGATATAGTTAATTTACAACCCAGTACCAACCATATACTACTTATTTTCTTTCATTTTCTAAATATTGCATTAAAATATACCTAACTAAATCAGGTAGTGTCATTCCTTTTAATTCTGCTAATATTTCATATTCACTTTTAAATTTATTAGTTACCCTAACAGATATTAGAGCTTTTTGTTGTCTTTTTTCCATTTTAATCACACTCCTATCCACAATATATTATATACTAAGTATATGTATTTTTCAAAAGTATAGGAATGAATCTACAATTATATTAACATACTTATCACACAAAGTCAATATATTTATTTTTATATTCTATTCATTTTAAAATAAAATTAGTAAATATCAATTTAAATTTTCTCAATTATTTAAAATAAAACCTTTCAATTAAATCCAACATATGCTAAAATATACTCATATAAGCCAATCTTGTAACCTTAATATTCATGTGAATTTATGCGAGATTCTTCTATATTCTTTATTCTCATAAGTTCATATGAAAGGAGGGTGGAGGTCATACAAGATTTCTTTAACAATTTATTTTCAACATTAATTGGACAATTGTGTTTTTATTACATAATTAGTTCCATAAAAAGAAGAAAGAGTGATCTTAAATAATCACTCTTGGTTTGTACTTTGAGACATCTGACCATGTCTCATTTTTAATTTTATCATACAAGATTTCTTTAACACTAATAATTTTATTAATATTTTACCACATATCATATTTAAATGCAAGGGGGGTTTATTTAGAAATATATATTATATTAATATTTTAATACCTAATTTATTAACAATTTGTTCCACAGTTAATCCAGCATTAAACATTTGCTGGATTTCTTTTTTATTTTCTTTGGTTAAAGTTACGTTACATAAAATTTTAATCATATAAAAACACCACCTAATTTTTTTTATTTTAATATTCTATTAAATTAATTTAGTAACTGGAATTTATAGCGAAATTGAATTGTACATGAACCAACAATACTCAGATTATTAATACTATATTTTAAGAAATATAAATAATTATCGTTGAAATTTCCAAATCTACTTATATTCAAAGAACTGATAATATCCTCATTTTCACAATCTAAATAAATTTCCTCACCATTTTCCAACCCAGTAAATTTTAATTCAATTCCAGAATTTGTATTATTTACTATGCTAAGATCGCCATCTCCAACTTTAACAATTTCCATTTCAGGATATAAATCCACATCACCAATATTTTCAAACTCTATAGTCCCACTATCAGTAATTGTATATACTTCAGACAAATACTCACTTGTATAAATATAAGGTGATTTACACAATAATTGAAACTTCACATATCCATTTATTCCAGTATGAAATAAACTAGGATCACCTTGATACATCACATAATATATCTTATCTAAATCATCTGAAAATATCATAGGACAATAATAATTTTGATTAAACAATCTTCCCAATGCACGTAATTTATCTGAAGTTATATCATCTTCAAAAGCCAAAGTTACATCTAATACTCTTGGAGAAGGTTTTTTTGTTTGATAATATGGTTCATCTCTATCTCTAATATTTGTTGTTATAATTTCTCTACTTGGTAAAAATTGTTCTTCATATAATCCACTTTCAACACTACAATTTATAATTCCATAATCTGTTGAATTTTCTCCGTTAAATGTAAAATATAAACTTGATTTATACATTTATATTAATTCACCACCTTAAAAATAAAATATTAAAGAAGATACATAACTGCATATCTTCTTTAATATAGCAATATTATTATATTTTTTTCCCCATACTTTTCATTCCATTAACAATTTCATTAAATACAGTTTTACCTCCATTTTTATCGCCTGTTACATTATCAATCCTTAAGTTTAAATTGTACACAGTGTCACTACTTGCTATTGCATTTGCAGGAGTAAAGTTGCTTAAAATATTACTCATATTCATATTAGGTAAATTAAAATTATTCATCAAATTAGTTGGGAAAGATTTAACTACATCTAAAAAATTAGGTAAATAATCTTTTAATTTGAGCATTGCAGATGTTTGATGTGCATCCAATACCATTTCTGGTTCTTCTGGAGTGCCATCTAACCAATGGTATCCTGTTTCTGTATTTAATCCACCAGATTTATACTTTCTACCACTAGTAGCATGTCCAGTATATTCCTTACCAGTCATTGAACTTATGAATTTACCTTCTACAACAGAATATACATATATATCTTTGGTAGTATTATATAATATAGGGTCTAATATATCTGAATCAGTTTCACCATGATAATATTTATCATCTATTATCAAATATTCACTTAAAGATTGCGGATTAATATTATTAGTATTTAAATCAGAAGGGTTATTGTTATTATTACTAGTACTAGAAGCATTAGAATATTCAAGTACACTAGGAATAGTAGGTGTATTAATACGAATATCACCAATACTTTTAAATGCAGTTGCGATATTATTAACATAAGTTGTTACTTCAGTATCAAATTTAACTAATCCTGCTGTAACATTACCATACCAAGTATTAGTTATTTCATCAAAAGTAGCAGTACCATTAGTTACTGATTCAATTATTTTATCCCATTTTTCTGATTCTAATGTCCAAGCATCATCTAAATTAGTTTTTCTTAATTCTATATCATCGTTAAATGAATCTTTTTGATCATTAATTGCTTGTTTCTGCAATTCTCTACTTCTATCTAATTTAAATTCTTCTATTTCAATATCTTTCTCATTTAACTCTTTAGTTAAGTCATTTCTTTTAGATTTTGCTTCATAACTATTATTTAACAATGTTTCATCATATTTTCTTTGAATATCATTACGATCTTTTTGTTTCTTTAGTAATTCCTTATCATAATCTTCTGTACCTTGGGAAGTATCTAAATTTTTAAGTTTTGCTTCAACATTTTTATTATACGCATCTAATTCATCATCCAAATTCTTAATCTGCTCATCGTGATATTTACTAGCAACATCTTTTAGCTCATTTAAACCATCTATTGCTTTATCAAAATTAAATTGCTCTGCTTCTTGATTTAAATTATAAAAACTAGTTACAGATTCTTGTAAATCTGAATTCCATTGTTCTAATAATTCATTTCTTTTTTCATCACTTAAACCAGGATTATTAATATCAATATTTTTTATCTTATCTTTTATTGTATTAATTTCACCTAATGTTACAATTGCTTTTGCTAATGTATTTTTTAACTTACCTTCAACATCATCTTCATCTATTAAACTTCCTGCAAAATCTAAATCAGATAATTCTGTTTTAAATTTTTTAATAGAATCATCAAAGTTTCTAATTGCTTTTTCAGATATTATATTTTCTAACTTATCTTTTGTAGATACAATCTCTAAATCAACATCTTGCATAGCATCAGTAAATTGAGTCACTAATGTTCCAGCAGATATTTTTTGTTCTTCTGTTGAATTAGAGTCATTTAATACAGCATTCCATTTGTCTATCTCATTTTGCAATGTATATTTCTTTGTAAAGAGATAATCCTTAATATCGTTGGTGTATTTATCTAATTGTGCATATTCATCATCAGTATTTATATCACCTAATAATGATATATTATTATTTAGATTGCTAATTGGATTATCTAATTGTGATAATTTAATATCTGCATAAGTATTAGATAGTTCAATAATTTTATTTTGATTATCCTCAATATCTTGAGTTAGTTTAGTTATCTCAGCATCTAAATCTATCCAAGCGGTACTAGACTTATCAGATATCGCATCTCTTTTAGCAATCAATCCATTAATTTCTGCTTGTTTTTGTGCAATACCTTCTAATGCATCACCTTGTTCCACAAAACTATCGGCAATTGACCAATCTGTGAAAAAGTTTTTAATTTTCTCATTAGTTTCTTTATAAGCAGTAGATGTCTTATCTAAACCTACTAATTCGTTTTGTAAATCAGAATAATCTCTTGCTAATACTTTTACTAATGATGAATTATTTTGTAACTCTTCATTATATTCATTCCATTTATCAGGATTTTTTACTTTATCTGTTTTTGCTAATTTATCTTGCAATGAAATATAATCAGTTACTTTTTGTTTAAGTGATTTATTATCATCTTCATATGAATAATTTCCATCTGTACCTGAAAGCATATTCATATTATCTTTAGTATTACTAATATCAAAAGTGAATATATCTTTATATTCTTTTTGCAATATTTTTAAATTATTCTTTGCTTCTTTTATTGATTCTTTATTACCATTACTTAATGCATTATTATAAGTTCTGATTGAATCATTAACTATAGTTAAATCTTTCTCATCTCCAAAATTAGTAAGTTCATCTATTTTCTTTCCGCTATTTATTGACCTTAATAAATTATCATTAGTTTTTTTGTTATTTATAGCTGTTTGATTATCTTTTCCTAATTCTTTATATTTAGATAAATCAGTATTTGCTATAGTAACATTTGCTTTATTATCTTCTAGTATTTTCCTATTTGCTATATAATCTTCTAAATTTTTATTTGCTTCTTTATATTCTTTAGAATCCACTCCATATTTTGCTTTAGCATTATCTAGTGAAGTTATTAAAGTTGATTCACCATCTATATACAATGCATCTTTTAATTCCTTTCCAACTTCTAATACACCTGTTAAAACATTATTTACTTTTTCTAATTTGTCAATATAATTATCAGGAGAAGTAGAATTAAGAATATCTAAATCAAATAAATTTTTATCAATATTATATAGTTTTCTAGTTTCTTCAATCTGCTTATCTATCAAACTAAATTCATAATCATATCTATCTTTAATTGTTGATTTTAATTTAGTTTCATAAGATAATACTAAATCATAATATTTTTTTGCTTCTGCATTTGCTTCATTGTATAAATCTGAACCATTTTTATGTCCTTCTCTTTCTTTTATCCATTTATCAACATTTGCACTTGCTGTTTCTATTGCTTTGTTTATTAATTCTATATTTAAACTATATTGAAATAATGACTTTTCTTCTAAAGTCATATTTCCTACACCACTAGCATAACCAGGAATAGGGATAATTTTATTACCAGCAAGTATTTCTTCAGTTTCTTTGTTAGGAATTACTTTTGTACCTGTAGGCAATGTTGTAAATTCTGCACCATTATTACCTGAAATAGCAACTTTTCCATCAGGATAAATTAACAATTCACGACCTTTTTCTGATATTACAGCCATTCCACCAGGATGTGAATTAGTACCAGTTGCACTTCCACCTATTTTTTCACCATAATTGTTCCAATTTCCACCACTATCATTTGAATCTTCACTACTAGATGAACTTTTAACTTTAATACTACTAATAATATCTTTTACTGCATCTGCAATTTTATTAAATCCTGATTTAGTTATTTCAAGAATATTATTCATTCCACTTTGATAAATAATATTTTGATCATTAAAATGATTTATGGTTTCATCATTAGTAATTTTTAAATTTTCACTAGTTACATTTAACTGTTCATTCTGATTATCTTTTTGCATAGTGATAATATCAGAATTAAATTGATCATATATTTTCTTTCTTTCTTCCTGATTACCATTTTCAGATTCTATTAGTTTATTAACATCTGACATTTTCTGTTCATTAGTTAAATTACCATTATTTAATATGATATTAATATTAGATAAGAAATTTTGATAATCTAAAAATAGACTTTTCATGGTATCTAAATGAGTGATTAATTGTTGTTGTTCTAAACTTTGTTGCTCTTTTTGCTGTTCAATCATTTGGTCGCCAATAGTTTTTTCTATATCTAGTTTATCATTTTGATATTCTTCTTCAATATCTAAACCATATTTTTGTTCATCTGATAATTGTGCTTTAGATTTTGCCAAACTTTCTTTATCAACAGTAAATGCAGTAGTTAACTCTATACCTGAAACAGAGCCTCCACTAAGCATATCAATATTATGCTCAACTGCTTCAATTTGATTGTTTATTTCTTGCATTGCTTCATCTGTTTGAGATGCAAGTTTATCTAATTTAATTTTATCTAATTGCTTCTGATATTCAGCATTTGCTTTAGTATTTTCTTTTACTGCATTTTTAAGATAAATAATTCTATCTGCATATATTTGTGCAGTTTTTGCATCTGTAGTATGAGTATTAGATAATTTTTCTATTTCATCATTATATTGTCTAGTTAATTTACTAGATGCAGAAATTTGATTGTTTATTAGTGTTAATTTTGTATTGAAATCAGTGCCAGAGAGCAAATCAAAATTATATTTAAGATTAGATAATTTATTGTTTAATGGAGTTAACTGTTTATCAAATGCATCAAATTGAGATTGTATTATTGATAGAGAATTAGAGGATATGGTATTGTTTAGATCGATGTATTCTTTTTTTAATTCTGATAATTGCTGTTTTTTATTGTCTAAATCAATTCCTTGCAATTTACCAGAGTTAATTTCTGCTGTAATAAGATCAATATTTGCTTTCTTTAGTGTTAATATATTAGATAATGAATTATTCTGTAGAGATAATTCATTTCTATATTGTGATGATGTCTGAACTAAAGATTCTATTTTTGATTTTGATATTTCTATTGAGTTATTGTACTCTTTTATTCTTTCATCATTCTGATTTAATCCAAAATCTAATAATTCATTATCTTTAGAATTAACATTACTTTTTGCTTCAGCAATTTGAGTAGGTAATAAATAGTCTCTTTTTTCTATTAATTTAGCTAAATAATCCTTGTCAAACCATTTACCTTCATCAATTGCTTGTTCAATATTTGCAATGGCTTGTTCTGTTTGCGCTAATTCTGCTTCACGTTGTTTTAATACTTTTTCATTATTATTTCTTTGTACCTGTACTTCATTTTTATATGCATATGAAGTTTTAGACATAGTTTCAGATAATGCTTTAGATAAATTGTTTTTATCTTCAAATATTTTTACTATATTATCAGATTCATTCCATAAATCATCATACCATTCCTTAGATGCATTAATATTTTCTTTTTCTAATTTTAATATTTCTGCATTAATTTCTTCTTGATGTTTAACTCTATCTTCTAATATTTTTTCATATGATAATTCTGATTTAGATAAATTAACAGAAGTGGGGGATAGACTGTATTTTTTAGTATTTTCATAAACATCTTTAGCATAATTTCCAGTTGTACTACCACCATATTTCTCTAAACCTTGTGTTAAATCTCCACCAGATTTTTGTATTCTATCTACAAGATATTCTACTCCACGTTGAATATTTAATTCTGGATCAAATGCATTGCCACCACCTACTTCTTTCCAAGTATTACCAGTTATTGTTATAAAACCATTACAAGATGCTATCCATGTTTTATTTTCAACAGAAGGACACCAAACTGGTTGAGATTCAACTAAATCGTAATTTAATCTAAAATTTGAAGCATAAGTAGTTTTTCTTTTTTGAACAAAACATGAATATTGTTTTTTACAATGATATTCATTTCCTAAAATATTATATATTCCTTCTTCTCTGTAAGAATTAATTGTAGATAATTTACCGAGTAGAAATAATAATGTTTGTACGTCAATAATTCTATCATAATCAGATTGTTTAAAAGATTCCCAACCTTTATTGCTAATATTACCATCAGATTCTAAAAGTCCTTGCCACAATATTTCTGCTTGCTCTTTAGTAATAGATAAAAGTAATTCCATTGACAATCTTTTTTTACCATCTATAAAAATATATTTACTTAATTTAAGTGCTTCTTCTCCAGTAATTATCCATCTATACATTCCAGTTTCTTGATTATAATATTCAATATGTTTTAATTCTGAATATTTTAATTCACTTCTGTATTTTTCTACATATTTTTTCTGATATAAATCAATATGTCTTCCTCTATTAGTAATAGAACCATCACCAAAAATTGCTCCTAATAAATAAATATACTTATCTGGAATTATTTTTTCTTTTGAAAATTCATAATCTGAAACTCTTATAATGTAATTTTGACTAGCATTTTTAATATCTGAAGTTTCTTTTAATTTTATTTTGTTATTCCAATATTCTTTAACAACCCATTTATGATTTGTTGTTACTGTAAAATCAAAACTCTTATTATGCATACGAACTAATTGACCAGGATTTTCATAATAAGCAACAGCTTCTACAGATTGCCATTCCATAATATTTTTATCTATATTATAAGATAAAATATATTCTCCTATATCAATTTCATTATAATATTTCCAACCATTTTTAGTTAAACACTTAGTATCAATAGTAACACATGCAGGCATAAATTGCATTAATCCCATTGCACCAGAATCAGTATTAACTATATCTGGATTAAAATCAGATTCGACATCTATCATACCAGCAATTAAAGCAGGAGTAATACCTAATTTTTGTGCATTTACATTATTTGCTACTGCTTTATTTATTAAGTCTGATAAATTATTAGGAATATTTGATACACCATTAATATTGATTGTTGTAGGAGTAGTATTAACATCATTTGTCAATAAATCATAAGGATTCATTGCTTGATTATTAGAATTTTTTATTCCATAATGTAAATGTGTCGCTCCACCTTTTGCGTTACCACTATCTCCAACATATCCAATTGTTTGACCTGCTAATATTTCTTGACCCACACCTAGTATTTCACTAGGATCTGTATTCATATGAGCATAATAATGTTTATTACCTTGAGGATCGGAAATAGTTACACCCCAACCACCTTTAGCACCAGTATTTCCAGCACTAAGAACTTTACCAGATGTAGTTGAATGTATTTCAGTACCTCTATCAGCAAATATATCAATTCCTTCATGTTTACGAGCACCACCATCTCTTGATGCACCAAAAGAATCTTTTAATTCTTTGCCTGGAATTGGATTTGGCAATTTGCCATTAGTTGTTGAGAAATTAGATGAAGCAGTTATTAATTTACCATACTCTTCACTTTGCCCTTTAAGATATGCTATTGCTTTTCTTCTTTCTTCGGATTCTGCATGAATAGCATCTCTACGTTCTTGTGAACCTTTTACTGCATTATCTGAGATTGATTCTAATTTAGTTATTTCATTATTATATTTTTTTATTTCATTTGTTGTTTTTTCCCATGCTAATGCTTCTGCTGTTTTTGCATTGGTTGTGGAGTTAGAGGAATCTTTAGCTTTACCAAAATTAGGAGAATTTATTGCTGCTTTTGCTTCTGATGCTTTTTCTTTTAATTCAACATACCCATTTATTTTATTCCGCATTGCTGATATTTCATTTGAATCTTTTATATCACTAGAATATCCTCTTTCTTTTTTCCACTCTTCAAATAATTTTTGAGCATCATCCATATTTTTTAGATCATCTAATCTACTAGCAACATAAACATCAGTAATATCTTTTTTTGCTTGATCTAATTTGCTAAATAATTCTGTATTATCTATTTCACCAGATTGGTATTGAGTATATAAAGAATTATTTATTTTTAGATATGCTTCTTGTATTTGTAATAATGTATTTAATTTTTCAATTTCTAAATCATAATCATCTAATCTATTTTGTGTTTGAGTGGAAACAATTTTTGCTTTTTCTATTTGTAAATTAATTGCACTAGTTGCTTCTTCAATTTGTTTATTTTTTAATTTATTTAATTCATCAACATTTAATACTAAAACGCCATTAACATTTTCTATTGCGCCATATAATTCATCATTTTTCTCTGCATTTTTTAATGCTTCAATAGCGGCATCATTATTAGATTCTTTAGATTTTTCTAATAATTGATTGTAGAATTCTATTTTTTCTGATGTGTCAGATGTTGTTTTTTGTATTGATTGGATAGCTTTGTCAAAATTAAAAACAGAATCTACTTTATCTTGAATATTTGGTAATTCTAATAAATCACTTTTTAATTTTTCTAAAGTCTTTGGAGCAATAATATCTAAATCTTTAAATACTTTTTCTAATAATTCAATAGATGATTTTTGTTTATTAGTTAAAGTATCATAATCAATAGAGCCTTTTTTATAATCCTCTAATCCTTTATTATAATCAGCAAATACATTAGGTAATTCTGTTTTACTTATTTTGGTTAATATATCATTAAAATCAATATTTTTTAGTTCATCGGAATTATTCAATATGTCTCTAATAAATAAAGTTAAACTTGCAGAATCTAGATTTTTAAATTTATCAAATTCAGAATACAATGCTTGAGCACCAGAAGATAATTTTTCAAAATCTTTTCTTGATTCTTCTGTTAAAGATTTTATCTGTTCTTTTAAAAATTCTATTTTTTCTTCATCTGTATCACTAAAGAAAATTAAATTTTCAAAACCATGTCCCATTCCTGCTAACGTGCTTCTATTGTTTTTTAAATTTAATAAATCATTTAATTCTTTATTATATTTTTCTATTTTACTTTTATTTTTAGTTAAATTTTCATAATCATTATCACTTGTATCAATAAAATTGTTTTTTAATTCAGTTTTTTTATCATCTATTTCTTGTTGTTTTAG